TTACCGATATTAGCAACACCCTTACAGATGTTTCATTCCCACAATCAGTAGACACAGCCGAGACCAGCGCTTTTGGTTCCTCAGCAAAGTCTTATGTAGTTGGGCTATCAGATTCAACACTTAGCGTTTCAGGAAACTTTGATGCAACAGTTGATGCTCACTTGGCTGGAATTCTAGGTCAAGCGGCTTCAGTTTCATTCGAGTACGGTCCTGAAGGTTCAACAGCAGGGTTCGTCAAGTACACAGGAGAGGCACTAATGACTTCTTACGAGAAGAGTGGTGCTATCGGAGATGTAGTGACATACTCAGCCGAGTTCCAAGTGACAGGTGCAGTTACTCGCGGTACCTACGCTTAATAGGAATTGATTCAAAAAAACTAAATAATTTATCGTGACCAACCTAGTGTCCCAAGGAGAAAAGAAATGACAGATTTACGCAAAAACATATTTGACGCCGATGATATTACGAAAGAGTTATTGGAAGTCCCTGAATGGGGAGTTACAGTAGAAATTCGTTCTATGACGGCTGGACAAAGAGCAACACTTACTGAGGGATTTAGTTCCGCAGACAAAGTTGATGTTTCTAATATGTACGCAAAAACTGTAATTGCAACCGTGTTTGACCCTGCAACGGGTTTACCAGTCTTTACAGACCAAGACCGTGAAGCCATTCTTTCAAAAAATGGTGCAGTCATTGAGCGTTTGGCAACAAAGGCTCTTGGCAGTTCAGGTCTTAGCGAAAAGGCGGTAGACCAAGCACAGGCTCGATTTCCTCAAGAATCCTGAGAGACGGTTTCTTTTCGAAATAGCAGAAAAGTTAGGTAGGACGGTGGGTGAACTTCTTTACGGAAGTCCCGCCCACCGACCTCTTAGCAGTATGGAATTGACAGAGTGGAACGCTTTCTACATTGTAAAAGAAAAAGAACGCGAGAAAGCCGAGAGAAGAGCAAAGGCTAGGAGATAAATGGCTGAGTCACCAACCATGGAAGTCCGCGCTCGCCTCACCGCTGATTCTGCCCAGTTCACAAAAGGTTTAAGTGAAGCAACAAAAAGTGCTGAAAATTTTCAAGGCGCGGCTCAAAAACTTAATTCTGTTTTAGTAACACTTGGCGGAGTTTCGGCTGGCGTAGGTATTAGTTTACTTCTTTTTGCTAATAAATCTTTCAAAGCGGCGGCTGAGGTTCAAGAGTTAGATGTTGCTTTACAAGGTCTTGGTCAATCAACTCGTTATGGCTATACCCAACTTGCTTTAGCAGTACAACAAATGACAAGTGTAGGTATTGCTACAACAGCGGCGCAAAGAGCAGTAATTAAACTTGCTCAATCTAATGTTGATTTAACTAAAGCACAAGAATTAGCAAACATCGCTCAAGATTTATCAGTTGGCTCAAGCACAACTTCTGCTGATGCTTTGAACAGTTTAATTTTTGCAATTACTTCTACTAGAACACAAACTTTGCGTCAAGTAGGTATTATGGCTGGAGCAACGGAAGCCTTTGCTGTTTATGGACGGACGATAGGTAAGAGCGCGAGTGATTTAAGTATGGCTGAAAGACGCCAAGCAGTTCTCAATTTTATTATGAAAGAGGGAGAAAAAGTAAATGGTACCTACGCCTTAGCAATGCGAAGTCCGTCTAAGATGTTAAAAGAAATGGCTGACAATACAAGAAGGTTGCAAGAGGCAGTAGGTAAAAGATTGCTTGACGCTTTTACAACAATAATTGCTTCCATTTTTGCTTTAACCGACAAGATTCAAAAAGCGTCAAATGGGACTGGTGCTTTTTCTAAATACCTTGACGCTATGGAAAAATTATTAACTAAACTAGCAGACCCTTTTGCAAAAATAGCAACAAATTTAGGAAACTTTATTGAAAAATTAGATAAAAGCAAAATGAGTGTAGATGGTATTGCCTCAGTTATGGAAAAAGTATTACCTATTGCCTTGGCATTTACTACATTTTTTGGAATTAAAGCGGGTAAATCTTTGAGTCAAGCGGCGCCTTTCTTCCAAGGTTTCTTTGGCGCCCTATCAAAATATGCAGGATTGTTCTCTGCTTTTGTAGTTGTATTAACATCTCCTCAAATACGCAACGCAGTAGGTAACATAATTTCTGCGTTTAAGCCACTTCTTCCGATTGTTGCGGAAGTGTCAAAAGTGTTAGCAGTTTTGTCAGGTTTGATAACTGGGGTTATTGCAAAAGCCTTAAATAGTTTAGCAACTGGTATTAGAGCGATTACAACTTTTTTTACAAATAATGCAACAGTAACAAAGGTTCTCGTTATTGCGTTTCAAGGAATAGCAGTAGCGCTTACCTTAGCCACCATAGCCTTCTATGCTCATGCGGCGGCTATTAAAGTAGTTACTTTTACTCAGGCTTTATTACAGGTTGCCACAGTTTTATTAACTGGCGGGCAATTAGCAAGTATCGCTTCTACTAATGGTCTTGCCGCTTCTATGTTGAGACTTAATGCAGTTTTGGCGGCTAATCCAATGATTCGTATTATCTTAATAATTGGAGCCTTAGTAACTGCTTTAGTTGTTGCTTACAAAACTTCTGAAAACTTTAGAAAAGTTGTTGGCATGGTATTTAACTTTGTGGCTAAAGTAGTCATTACCGTGCTTGGTTACATCATTCAGTATTTTGGTTATGTATTAAAAATGTTGGCTTCGGCAATGAGAACATTCGGGGGCTTTGCCGAGGTAGTAGCCAAAGTATTTGAGTTTGTAATAGATGTAATTCTTACTTGGGTTAAATTTGTATTGACTTCATTTAAGAATGTTATCGATGGTTTTGTAAATCTCATGGAAACAAATGACACTTTCCGAAAGATTGTAATAGCAGTATTTAATACAGTCATAAGAGTTATTGCTCTTGCCGTCACAATGATTGTTACATCTTTTGCCAATATCTTAAAGGCTATTGCAACTGGTATTTATTTCTTTGAAAGATTATTAGATGTAGGTAAAACTATTGCAAAGGGAGTTATTGGAGCGTTCTTGGCTTTAGGTAAAGGCGTAGTTGGTGTTTTCGGCAAGGTTGCTAGTGGTTTAGGTAGTTTCTTAGATAACGCATTAACAACAGTAATAGACTGGGTAAAAAAAATAACAACACCTTTAATGAAAATTCCAATAGTAAAAGATGCAGTCGCGGCGGCGGTTGGCGCTTTAGGGGGCATTGCGGCTTTTGCAAGTGCAAAACTTGGTGGAGTTGCTAGTTCATTAACAAATTTATTTAGTGCAAGTGATGACGCTGGCGCTAAATCAGTTGATGCAATCACGGGCGTATCTAAAACTCTTATTAAGGCTTCAAAAAGTTGGGGTAATTATTCTGAAGGCGCGGCTGGCGCTATTTCGGATGTTGCAAACAAAATGCTTGACTTTAATATGAAAGTTGTAGATTTAGCCGCACAAGATAATGGCACAAAAATAGTTGAGGGCTTAATTGCGGGTGCTAAAAAAGCCTCGCCCCTTCTTGAAAAAATGATTGCAGGTCTTGGTACTGCAATAAAGTTTGATTTTGCTGGAACCGTAGGAAAATTTATTGAAGAGGTTGCTAACAAGGCTGATGAAGCAGGTGACAAGTTAATTGAGTTTGGTAAAAATATGGTCATCTTTGCTCAAAATACAGATTTTGCTGGCGAGTTAAAAGATTTTATTGGCAATATAAGAGAGAGTCTTGAAGAAGGTCTTGGCTTTGGGGACATTCTTAAAAAAGAAAAAGAAATTGCAGAGAAAATCAAGGCTGGCGGTATTGATGAAGATGCTCTAAATGACATACAAGGGTCAGCCGATTTGATGAAAAAGATTCGTGAGGCAATGAAGGCTGGCATTGAGTCAATGAGCGATGTGCTTAAAGACTTACAACAAGCGGCTAAGGATTTTGCTGATTCACTTAAAGACACAATCTTAGGTTTTGCTGGACTTAAAGGAGTAGAACTTCCTGACGGATTTATTCCAAAGGCTAAATCTCTTATTGAGAATATGCAAACAAGGTTGAATAAGAGCAATCAGTTTGCCCAACAGATAACACAACTTCAAGCACTTGGACTTGATGCAAAAGCAATTCAAGATTTAGTCGAGTCGGGTCCAATTAAGGGCGCTCAGTTAGCGGCTTCTATTCTTGGTGGCGGAGCAGAGGCTATCGCTCAGATAAATGAAATTCAAAGAGCCATAAGCATTACAGGTGCGGCAATCGGTAAATTTGGTTCCGAAGCGGCTTTTGGACAAAAAATTTCAAATGCTCAAATGAAACTTGCCGAAGTTACAGATGCCGAAGCAAGAATTTCAGGAGTAAGTGGAAACAACATTATTATTGAACAAGGTGCCTTTGTAGTTAATGTTGATACAACTGGTGCTACAAATCAAGATGAAAAGGCTGACATAATTACTCAGAGAATTCAAGAAACATTCGCTATCTTGGCAAAAGAATTGGCTAACAAATAATGGCTACTTATGTACTTCGCCCTAACGCAAACTGGAACAACGCCTCGGCTTTTGCTATTTCAGGTGGGTCTGCATCAGTTCATGCGGCGCTTGCTGATGACAGCGATTCAACTTACATAACCCGTTCAAGTTCAACAGTTCCAGCATCTTATGAAGCAGAGTTTGGTACACAAACTTTAGCGGCTACCGAAAAAGTTGCCTATGTAAATCTTCGAGCAAGAGCAAGTATTGGAACAACAGGTTCTATTGAGTTAAGCCTTGGTGTTATTACAGACCGTAATGGTCGTACCGTGAGTTACTCAGTTCCTTTTTCAAAGGCAAACACTCTTTCATTAAGCACTCTTGATACTGCACTAAAACTTACAACAGC